TCAGGCTTAGTTACTATTGGGTAAATCTGTTGGTACTGCCATACTGTTAAATCGTTCCAATTCATTTGTTTTCTTTTTTATCTTGTTCTAACATCTTGTTGCTTTGATCTATTATCCTAACCCAAACTATTGAAATTAAGGTTGAGAATAGTACAGAGCATAAAATACCTACTATCATTTTGTCTGGTTGTAAACGTCTCTAATTTCTATAATCATTAAAATTAGTACAATAACTCCAATTATTGTTAAAACCATTTCTTTTTATTGTAGTGATACTGCTACTGAGGTTGTGCTACTTTTGGCAGGTGGGTAAACTTTTGTAACCTCGCCAGTAACTCCATTGATAATGTCAAGTCCAGAATGCGGTACTTTTTTAAGGAACTCTTCCATATCCTTTTTGGCTTTAGCTGCACTATTGTACTCGTTCAATATATCCTCGTAAGCAGGACTTTCGCATTTGGTGTAATCGTACTTAACACCTACTTCACGAATGTTAAACTTAGCATTCATATACTCAAAGTCCTTGCCATTAAGTACGGCTGCTTGTAATACGGCATCTTTGTAGTCCTTGTTTGCCTTTAGGGTTTCAAGCATATCCTCTAAGGCTTTAACCTGGAGATGTGTTTTAAGTGGATCAAGTTCCCCTGCGTTTAAGCGTTCAATTAATTGGTAAGTAAACTCAGTCCTTTGTTCTTTTGTTGTTTCGAAGATTTGTTGTAGTTCCATTTGTTATTTTTTAAAGATGTTTAGTTTTTGTATTATAGACATTATTAATAAGCCAATATAAGCTAAGATGCCAATAGTAAAAAAAGCTATTTTGAATTTAAGTGCTTGTAAACGATTGTCTTTACTATCTTTTTTAGTAGTTCCCATACTGTAATTATTAATAAGATACTCATATCGTTTCGGGTTTGTAGTTATCTACATCAAAGAAGCCAATTTTAGCTGCATCTTCAGGCTTACGCATTTTGCGTTTAGAAGGTTCGTAACCTTTATCCTGGCAGTAGGTAAGTATCTCAAGGTAAGTAGCATCTATGTTAGTCATCATTATACTAATTGGCTCACTTGCGTAGTATTTGTCTATGTATTCTTTTGTGCTTTGTGTCATAGTTTTTAATTAAATAGTCAGTTAATGCTGCCATTACAAAACCTGTTGTAATTAGCAGAAGGCAGATAGCGTAGATCATTTTGAGTAGATGTCTTGCAGTTGCCCAATAAGGTAACAAGCTACTAAAAATACGGCTAAAAGTTGTGCGGTTTCTTTTTTCATTGTGTTTAGTTTAATTAGTTAAATTGTGCGTTGAATAGACGCACCCCTATTTTGTTTTATTCGTTTACTATGTCTTTTGGGTTTATGGCTATTTTGTGTCCAGCTTTGTATACCATTTGGTCTTTATGGTTTTTTACATCTTCATTTAAGGTAAATATATAAGGCTGGCTTACGCTGTCTTGTAATGCGGTTAATGTGGCATTAACTACATGCGCAAAGGTTGTAATATCTCTACCACCATAATGGCGCAAAGATTTGTAAGAATTTAAGCGGATTTTGTATTGATTGTTAATTACCGGTTGCATTGTGTTTAGTTTAGTTGGTTAAAGTGTGCGTTGGTCAGTCGCACCCCTGAATTGTTTTAATAATTATATTCTTGATGCTCCGATATTCGCCCTACTTCGCCAAAGCCTTTTCCGTATCCGCTTTGGTAGTACCCTTTGCCAATTTTTGTTAAGTTCTGCATTGTGTTATTTATTTAAGGTTAAAAAAAGTGGGGCTATATTTCAAGCCCCGTTTTAATTAATAATTAGGTGTTAATATCCAAATAGTATTTTGTAAACTATCGTTTAATCTTTGCGCCTCGTGTATTTGCATTTCTTTTCTATCAAAAAAGGAGTTTATTTTTTGCGGCTCTGCTGCCTCGTGTTTGAATACTAAAATAAAAATTTGTTTCATTGTGTTTTGTTTTTGTGGTTAATTGATATATCAAATATACAACCTTTTCACATTACACAATCAAATGGGCAAACTTTTTTCTAAAAATGTGATGAACGGCAAATATCAAGGATAAGCGGTTAAAGGAAGGCATACCTTCCCGTGCCACGTTTAAGGCTAAAACGGCAAATATCAAGGATAAGCGGTTAAAGGAAGGCATACCTTCCCGTGCCACGTTTAAGGCTAAAGTTCTGCCAAGCCAAAGCTAAAGCCATTACCGCATCATCGTGAAAGCCTGAAGGTGCGGAGTACTTTACCCCCGTTGCCGTGTATTGATATTCAAACACTTCTAACTCTTGGCTTATTATCCCATCGGGGTAGCCTATCTTCCCTTGATGTATGGCAGCCTGTAACCCTTCCATTAGCTGCTGCTTACTTGAACTTGTAAACTTTAAGCCTTGTATCATTACCCCTTCTCTTTGTAGGTCTTCAAGTATAGGGTCGCCAACCCCCGTACTATCGACAAGGATAGGGCATTTAGGCAGCCTAAGGATAGTTTGCTTGGTATTGTGCCAATCCATTTGAAAGCGGTCAAAATAAGCCACGTTTCCGTCTTCGTCTAAACCTACTATAACTGTCCAATCGACCGACTTCGCCAGATCAATTCCATAAGCTACTACCGGCATTGTTGTTACTGGGTGTATGCACTTGCGTATATGTTGAGTGCCGAAAGGGTTTGCTGCGTTCTCAGCTGGGTTTGCCATATACTCTTGCTCGAATACAACCTCTGGCAGTTGCTTACGGGCATCGTCTATCTCGTTAGGATCTATGTAAGGGTTATCGTATGTAGTAAACTTAAAGCTTTGCCAATCTGGTTCTGCTTTGCTAAACAAACTAAAGAAGTAGTTTTTACCTTTAGGGGTGCTAAGGAATATAGCTTTACCCTTATAGTCGGTTAAGGTAGGTCTTATTGAATTAAGCCACCCGTCTTCAAGGTTAGGTATAAAGGAAGCCTCGTCTACTATTACCAGGTTAAACTTTCTACCTCTTAAGTTATCCAAGCGTTCCCCCGTAAAGAACTCGACCTTGCCACCATTAGGGAAGCTAATGTTTAAGTCCGATTTGTTATTAGGGAAGGGAAGGCTATTGCATAGCTTCTCAAAAAATACCTTAGCCAATTTATAGGTAGGTGTTATGTATGCAACCTGACCGCCTTTGATTGCGGTTGTAATACATTTGATCTGGCTTAACTCCGATTTGCCGAACCTTCTACCGCACATAACCACAATAAAACGCTTTTCGCATTCTAATATCTTCTTTTGGTTTATATGTGGATTAGGTAAGAATATTTGCATTAAAATAAACTTTTTTGCATTTGATGTTTGTTTAATCTATCTAATGCTTTTTCGTAATATTCTTTATCAAGTTCACAACCAATTAAATCTAAATTATAATTATGAGCAGCTATTGCAGCAGTTCCACTTCCTAAAAATGGTTCAATTATTTTACTACCTTTTGGTATTTTGCTAAAAAAATGACTATAATATTTTATAGGTTTAGGACAAGGATGTCCATAATCACCCATAGATTGAGTTGGACTAACTGTAAATGCATCGTGTAAATACAATTTTTTTATTTTACCATATACTAATAGAGGTTCCCAACTATTAAAACCAATATAAGCTGCGTGTCCTGTACTTCCTTTATTCCAACTTATTAACCAATCAGGCTTATGATTTTTATATATCCAATCCATTTTATTTATACTACAAGATGGGAAAATTGACATTTTGCAAACTCTTATAATTTCAGGAATAAATTTATTCATTAAATTATACCAATTTTCTAAAGTATCATCATAACTATTATATTTAAGATTAACACCATAGGGTGGGTCAGTTAAACAAAAATCAAAATATTTATCAGGATAACGAGCCATTAACTCCATATTATCCTCATTGGTTATTGTAATCATAATACAAAGATACTATAAAATAGTTTTGCCTTCAACAAATACAACCTCAATCCTGGTATCTTGCTGAATATCCATTTGTTCTTTTGGCTTACCATAAACACGGGTAAGTAAAGTTTCTAAACTATAAAGGCTTCCTTTTTCTAAACTCTTACGCATAGCTGCTGCAATTGTCTTTTCAAGTATCGTTGCCTTTGGGTTATCCCATACTGTTTTGAGTTCCTCTAAGTCCATTGACATCATAGCTTGTATGGTATCGTTTATCTCAGCAAGTTTATAGCCTTGCTCTTTAAGTAGGCTTACATACTTCCTGGGTCTGCCGTTTGGGTTTCCTGATTGTCCTGGTTTGTATGGTATCAAATGTTCTTTGCTCATTCTGTTATTATTCTGTTTTAACATAAGGTTGACCATTCCTTGTAATAACTAATGTTGGGTCAAGTTTAATCATTCGGTCTACTATTACTTGGCAGTAGTCAGGACTCATTTCTAACATAAAACACTTCTTTTTTACTTGTTGACAAGCTACCATTGTAGAACCTGAACCACCAAATCCATCATAACAACTTTCAAATGGAAAATCTTTAAAAATATCATTAAATAAACCGACAGGCTTTTGTGTTGGGTGTACCCTTGTTTTGCCCTCAATATCTTTATCTCCTTTTCTTATCATTCCATTCCATTGCCATTTGTATAATTTAGCACCTTTTTCAAATGATGTCCAAGCTAATTCAACATCTGCAAAATTTCCTGTGTTTTCTTTATCCCATACTATCCAACACATTGAAGGGTTTAAAAAATCAGTAAAGTAATTTCCACCCCAAATAATATAATTTTCAAATCCTAACGCCTTACAAGTATGATAAAATTCTTTTGCGGTTTCTGTTGTATCGTCTCCTATAATTTCTGAAT